CAACATTCGGAGCTTGATAGAAAGCATTGCCAAACGTCACCGCATTGCCTGACGTACCAGGGCCTGTCTCAGTACGTCTTCTAAGTTGCAACGTTGCACCAAGCTGATCCGCTGCAAGACTGATATTTGGACTTGTTGTCGTAAGTTCTGTTTTAATTTGAATGCCGCGACCTTGGATAACACCAGCCACAAACTCAGTCCATGGTCCGTAAGTTGGGGAGCCTGATGGATCGTCGTTTGTTGTTCGCACGTAAGTGACTGCGTTTACAGCATCTGCAGACGTCCCATCAAACAACCCTGTCGCGTCATCAAATAAACCAGAGAAGTCATCAAACAACGTGCCTGTCGCAACTGTTGGGCTACTCAGGATTGAGCGGCGGATAATCGTGTCATACACACCGCCAAAATCAAACGTGTCTTTAAATGTGTATTCAGCCTTGGTGTCGTCAACGAAGTAAAAACCTTCCACGTAACCAACAGCGACATAAAGATTTGGCTGCAAAAGCAATGCTGTCTCTGTGGCGCTGTAAGCGCAATTGACCGCAGTGCCGCTGAATGGTGGTGTCAGACTGTGTTCTGCATAAGTTTTGACCGTAAGCAGCTCCTCAGGGTTTGGCAGCGCAACCTCATAACCAACCGCATTGGCAGAACGATTACCTAAGAAATCTTCGGCTTTTAGAAAGTACGTTCCAGCAAGCAATGGCACCTGCTTTTGCGTTGATGCACCTGCCACGCCGTCAACAATGCGATTACTGCTGTTCCACTCAGCTGCTGCTAATCCCCGTGGGTCGTGACGAACAATGATGCGACCGCCAAGCTGCACATCCAATTCACTTACTTGCTGCCAAGACAGAATCGCCAACGTGTCTGTTGTTGGCGTAAGACTTAAGTCAACGATGTCTGCTGGTGTAGCGCCAAGCCCTTGAACGGTGTAATTAGCCAATGCTGGCCTACTAAACAAAATTCCGCTGCCGCTAATTGCACTTACTTGTATTTGGTAGTTGCCAGGCTTTGCATCCAAAATGTCTAGCGTCGTGCCCTGCACAATCTCTTCTGTGAAGTTGTCGTCTTCATGGCGGAAGCGAACGCGAAACTTTTTAGTGGTTTGGCCATCTGGCACGCGCCAATGCCACGTAATTTTGATGGCGACTCTTCCGTTTAAAACAAACTGAACCTCTTTGGTAGGCACCGTCCCACCAATCGGCACAGTCTCCAAAACCTCAAGGTCTTCAGGTGGTTCGGGAATAACGTCTAAGTTTGTGGTGTCGCGAGGTTGTAACGCCTCACCGTCCTCGACAAAAGCGTATTTGCCGTCATTAAACGCAACTGCACTGATGGCGTAAAGCATCTGGTCTTGCTCTTCTATCCCAAGAACACGCCAAGTCGTAGGCTGAATATTGTTTGCACCTAAACCTAAACTTTCGAGCATCCAAACACTGTTTACGTTTGGGGCAACGCTAAATGGACCAGCAAAAGGCTCGCTAGTAGTTTTTACTGTGACAACACCTGACTGAATGCTGTTTACAAGTCTGGTTTCGGTGGTGCCATCAGGCAAAATTACATGCAGCTTGCTACCAGTGCCAAAACCAAGATCTGTGGCTGCAGTGTCGTCAACGGTAACTGTCGTAGTAGTTGCTGCCTTAATTCGGCCTGCCTTGCGGCTGCCTGCAATCACAGGATCTGCAATTTGAATAATCATCCCAGGACGCACCACCTGCCCTGCGTCCAAGCTTGAGACAAAAGAGACTACTTCACCCTCGTTCTTCTCTGAATACAGAATCCATTTGCCAATCCTTGCGGCTTGGCCACGGCTAGTGCAAGCGAATGCGCTGAATTCTTTCCGCACCGCACCGTATTTTGCGATGCCATCATGATCCTCAACAACCTCGTAAGCAGTATCTTTTAAATCAAGGTCTAAGTATTTGACAACAACAACAGTGGGACACCCTTTAAGGCTGCTGCCGCTGTAGTTAAAGCCCGCCTCTGTCACGTTTGCAGTAGTAAACAAATAGGCGGGATCGCGTGGTGCATCTTGCGCGATTGTCAAACTGCCTGCGCTCCAGAAGCCTTGGCAACGCATTACAGACAGCAGGTCATTGATTAGCTTGAAGGCTTCTTCTGCTGTTTGGATCGTTGTGTTGCAGCTGAACCGTGCTTCTGTGCCGCCAAAGCCATCATCAACCAACGCATTGCTGTACTTTGACGCAGCGAAGAAAGCCCATTTATCAAGCTGGGTAGTATTTATATGATTACCAAGCCCATAACGAGTGTTCGTCAACAGATCAAATAAAATCCAAGAAGGACACGCGCACCATGTGGTAGCTGCAAATGTTCCGTCCCAAACAAAATTGTCTGGGTAGATAATTCTGCCAGTGTCTGAATCAACAGTGACACCATTGGGGATTTTTACTTTGATACCTTTTACAAGATATTTACGAGATGGAATACTGCCGAACTGTTCAGCGTCAACACGCAAGCCAACTAAAGCGCTGTTGGGGTAGCGAAGTTTTGCCCACTTTATTTCGGTAAGGCTTGACCAACTAAAAGCATTGGATTTTAAGGAGTTGTTGCTATCTTCGGTTATGCGCTCAACTTTTACGTCTACATTGTCGGACGGGTTTGGCCGGTTTAGCTCGATAATGTAATCTTTTTGATACAAATCAGCCGTGCGCCCACTGATTGTGTCGTCAACAATTTCTGTAAAGCCAGCGCCGCCATATTGAACAAAAATCTTGAGGCGTACTGAAGTGCCTGATGTGTCTCCAGATTTATTGTCAATGTTCTGCAAAGTTGGGACGGAAATTGTCACCCTGACGGCATCAACTTCGCTGTCAGTCACGGTTTCAACGATTGGAACGTCTTTGACAACAGGTCGATTCACTGCGCGACCGCTTTCCGTTCCAGGGGTAAGCGGGATAAATGACTGCACCTGTGTCCCATTTCGGGTGTAGACAGTTACATCTTCAAAATTAAAATCACCGTTTGTATTTTCAAGTTGCGTGTCATTCAGAAAAATTGACTTGTTTCCGTCAACCAACCCCTCAATTTCTCCTTCAGAAATCAAGTCAATTACATTTGCGTACTGCCTTGAATCCAAAGAATCTGGTGTTGTCTTAGGTGAACGGCTGCTTCCGCCAGCGCCACCTTTGCCACCACCACCGCCGCCTGCGCCAATGATCGTTGTCATGCTCTTACCTGCACTGTGTCAATACCAGCAGAAATGACAACACTGCCAGTCAAAGTCTTGCCGTAGACAATCGGGACAGGCGTGCCACCTCGGCTGGTGTTCTGTATGCCCGAAAACGAGAAAGATTTACGCGGGTCTTGCTCGGTGTCTGCGCCTTGCGGAGTTGCAGGCACTGGCGAAATAAGCTGTGCCACCCCGCCAAGCACTAAAGCCAAACCTGCTGTCGCCAAAAAAGTTGAGCCAATGCCAGCCGCTGCTGTACCCCCCAACAACGTGCTGCCTCCTATACCTGCAAAAACCGAACCAGCGCCGAGGCTTACAAACGAGAGGGCGACAAGAGCAACCCCCGCCAAAATCTGCCCAGTGCCTCCGCCCGCACCAACGACCACTGGGACGATCTTGATCTCTTCTTGCCCTACAGGGCTATGAAGATCATCCAACGTCAAGCTTGTATCGCCAACCAATACCTTGTAATGCTGGTCAGCCATGTGGGTTTCTATGGCTGGAAAGTTAACGATCAACATCCGCACCGCCTCAGCGGTTGTTGATAAATCTGCCCTCAGCACGCTGCGGCCTGCAAACTTAGCGAGCTGGCCGTAAAGCCTGATATTACGCAACATGCCGCAACCGCCTGCCTGTGACCGATTGTAGCCAGCCTCCGTAGATGTCTCTACTGCTCAAGCGGCCCGAAAGGTGGTGAAGCACCATTCCACCTTCAATAAAAACAGCACAGTGGTTTAGGCCAACCCCGTTGATCTGCATCAGCAGTAGATCTCCGCGTTCTAGGGGCTCGTCTTCTGCAAGTTCGCGAAAACCTGTAGCCGCCCACGCCCCATCAAACATTGGTGCGTTAGCAAACTGCTCAGGCGTTGCAGGTCGGTCCCAATCACGTAGCGCGATGCCCTCCTCTGCGTACCAATCGCGGGCCAGCGTCCAACAGTCATTTACAGCCCAAGTCCATTGCCTGCCGACCAGTGGGGCCTTGTAGCCACAGGGTTGATACTCGCCCCAAGTCTCAGTCCGTGGGTTAACGATGTACCACGGCAAACCATGCTTTTCTGCTGATACACGGTCGGCTTCGCTTGGCACTGGAGCACTGTGCGGGTGGCTGTGAACAATGCCGATAATCTCTCCCGCGTCTGACGCTGCGGCGTAGTCCTCAGGGTTGAGCACAAACATCTGCTCCATGTTGTGCGCCATGTTTCTGCACGCCCAATACTTGCGACGACCCTTGACGACAACAATTAGGCCCACCGCCTCCCAAGGGTCTCTGTCTTTAGCGTCCTGCAGTGCAACATCGCGCCAAGTCATTGGAAGAACGTCCCAATTCCGGGGTAACCACCGAACGGTAGCTCACCATTTTCGCCAAACCTCTTTTCGCAACTGCTTTGCTTCTTGCCGCAAACGTCGTCGCTAGCGGTCACTACCGCCTCGTCATTTGCATTGAAAAAGTTTGAGCCTGCATAACCGCATTCCGCAGATTTATAGACCCACTGGCACCGGCTGATGCACTGGCGTTTTGGTGCTCGTACGCCCGCAAGATCAAAAGCACTGGCAAGTTCAAATTCAACCAGCTCACGATTTTCAGCTGACTTGCGGTCAACAAAATAAATCTCAAGCGGGAACTGTGCAGTTGGGTCAGGCGTACCAAAGGGATTTCCTGTTTCTATGAACCCAGCGCCTAAAAAATCGCCTGCTTGCGTCAGCA